AGAGCGTGATGTGGTCGGGTTTGCCACCGTCGCCGGTGGCGAGTAAGAAGCCGACTGATTGCACTTCGGCTGGGTCGGTGTCGAGGTCTTTGATGTTGATCCACGATTCTGCACCGCTGTGCGCATCGTGCCAGGTGACGAGTACGACCGTCACTTCTTCTTGCGTGTCGCAACCTGCTTAGTCTTTGTCAGACTTCCGCTTGGCTCCTTGGTTACATGCCAGTCGAGGTGACTGGTTAGTTTCGCACCTTGTTTGGCGACCATGTCGATCAGGTTGTCTAGTCGCTTTTGAACGATGGCGTGATCGGTTCGGTTTTCTTCGGCGAAGTTTTTCATTTGGATGATGGCGACGATGATTCCGCCGAGTGCTGCGACTACTGCTGCGAAGACGGCTGCAAGTCCGGCATCCATGTCACACTGCCTTCTTGCGGTCAAGCCATGCTTGAACAGCTGGTGGCACATTGTCACCTGCGGTGTAACGAAGATGCCATGGTTCTTCTGGTACGACTTCCCATGAGAACCCGAAGTCAAGTGCATTGGCGAGCATCCATTCGAATCGTTTACCTGACGCCGACCAGATGTCTACGGCGATGCCGAGGTTGTGCATCGAGGTGCCAGGTGCAGCAAGTGAAGCCAATGTCGGTGACTTCTTGTACCACTTCACACCTTCCCAAGTCCGTGTCGAAGCACCAGCGATCGGCTGCTTCTGGTATCGCTGAAGGAACACTGTGGTTTGCATTGCGAGTGATCGGTAGGTGTCGCCTGCCGAGGTTGGTTTGAATGGTTTGATTCCGTCGGCGAATGCTTTGTCGCGCATCGCATGATATGCGTCGGCTGCCCGCCAATGAAGTTTGCCTTCAGGTTGAACATCACGCAACAGGTGCGCAGGTATCTCGCCAGGTTTCACGCCTTTCAAATCTGCCGGCAGTGTGACCTTGACTATCGGCCAGTTCTTTGCGTTCATTTCTTTTTCTTCGCGCCTGAGAATGCTTCTTTAATTTCTTCGGACGACAGTTCACCATCGACTGATGCTTCGGCGAGTGCGGACACAACTTTGATGACAGCCATCGCACCAGCCATGATCGCAGCCTTACCAACCGAGATACCGATGACTGCACCTGTGGTGATTGCTGGTAGCGCGTTGGCGAGGAACAGTGAGACGAGTCTTTGTCCGAGGTCAAGAAACTTGGCGACTGTTGCGTTCTGTTTAATGTTCATGCTCTGTTCCATCTTCTTCTCCTTTGTCGGTTAATACTCCTGCCAAGTGTAGTGCCAGCGACATGAACGTGAATATCAACGCCCATGTTTGCAGGCTTCCAGACAGGGTCATGATGGTGATAGCCGACGCTCCGAGGGTGAAGCCGAGGGCGAATATCTCTTTGCGTAATTTGGCGAACATTCTAATTTTCTCTTCTGCGCAGGCCCGCTCCTACCGCAACAAGTGTATTAGAAACCGCAACCAATGTTCTACGCTGACCGACAGGAATGGTCTGCCCGACCATCTGGAACGAGTCGAAGACGCCTGCGAACACGTTGATTGTGTCTTGGAACGCTTTCTTGACTTTCGTTGGTGCTTCGTTTAAGGCTGCGACGAGTTCGTCTGCTTGCTCGACTGTGATTTCTTCTACGACTAGTTCTTCGAATATCTGTTCGGCTTGGTCTTGGGTTATCGCCGCCAACACCTCAGGACTTGATGCGATGCTGACCGCCTGATCCGAAGATAGTGCGGTTGTCAAGATCTGCTCGATGGCTGCGACCACTTGTGCCGGTGACGCATCCTTCAACTCGTCCAGCACCTCGGCGACCTTCTCGTCTGTGATCGGTTGTTCAGGCTCGATGTCAAGTAGCGTGGTGGTTGATGAGATCTCTGTTGTTGGTGTTGTCGTTTGTGGGATATCTGTTTCTTGCGTCGGCTCTGATGTTGGCACACTTGTTTCGTCGGGCAGAGTTAGAGGCGGAACAGAAGAAGTCAGATCAGTTGTATTGGGAAGAGGTAAGGAAGGATCGGTTGTAGATGTTTCGAGAATCGTGGTGGATGTTGTGGTTTCGGGTTCAGGCAAGACGGTTGTGGTCGTTGTGGATTGCTCTGGTAAAGAAGTTGACGAACTACTAGTCGTGGTTTGAGGAGGAGTGTATGGTGCTTGCGTTGTTGACGGAGCTGGTGCAGTTGTTGTGGTCGGCGGTGTCGTGGTACTTGTCGTTGATGTGGTTGTGTCTATCTGAGTTGTGGTCGTGGTGCTGGGAAGGATTGTTGTAGATGTCGAAGTTGTCGAGGAAGAAGTTGAGGTCGTGGTCGTGGTTTCTTCAACTGTCGTTGATGTGGCTGGTGTGGTTGATGTGGTTGATGGCATTGTTGTCGAGGTGACAGCAGCCTGAGTTGTGTACGCTTCGTCCGGCACGATCGACCAGTCGCCGTCGTCTATTTTCCACGCAAGCATCAAACAAGTTCCTCCGCCGTTCTCGTACATCCACAATTCGAGTGGCACACTTTCGGCGTTCAATTCCAACGCACCCGACATAGTCCAAGTGCAACCCTGATCCCACCAGACACCGAACATGTTGCCGCCGATAGTTATCTCGCCACCATCATCCGAGGCAATCATGAACTCGATTGTCTGATGTTCAGGAATCGTGATATAGCCAGTCATGTGAACCATGAACAAGTCGTAGGTGCAGTCCTCGAATAGTTCGTAGTCATAGTTGCGGTTGATGTTGTTTTCTATTTCCGAACCGCAGACAAGATATTCGGATGTCGACTGGAGCGGAGGTATCTCGTCAATCGTGTAATAGGTCGTATTCAACCCTGGCTGTGTTTCGGCTTGAACTGTGGTCGGCCAGAACGCAAAAAGAATCGCAGGTAGCGGAATCAGCCACCTTGTTAGACGGCGACCCACTCAAGATCTTCTTCACTCCACCTATACGGTCCACCAGTTGAAGGCATCGGTGTTGGTGGTTGCCAATCATGGTTGCTGTCAAGAATCCACGAATCATACGGTTGCGGTGCGATGAACACATCGGCATCGGCGTCATAAGTAAAACTTACACCTGCATATTGTTTGCGATAGCCATTAGTTTTTCCATTATATGAAGTGCGTTTACATGTCAAACCTGAATGTTGCGGTTGGTTTTCGTAAAATTGTTCCCAAGCCTCAGTCGAACCGCCGACCTCTGTACCGTCTGCGTCAATTTGTGTAACAGTTTCGTCAACGCCTGTAATTACTTTTACAACAATGTTGTTGTCATCTATAAATGCGTAATGTGCCATTATGCCCAACTCACGTTTCCTGATCCTGCCGTTATTGTTGCCCGTTTGTATCCACCTGATGCTGCGCTTTCTGTGCCTGTCAAACCTGCGCCGATCGTGATTGTTAGCGTGTCCGCGTAACGCAAAATCACTACGCCACTACCGCCTGCGCCTGCCGTGCCGCTACCTGACCAAGCACCGCCGCCGCCGCCTGTGTTTGCTGTGCCTGATGTCGAAGCATTGCCGCCGCCACCCGTGCCGCCGTTGCCGTCAAACGCACCACCACCACCGCCACGAGTAACCGCCGAAGATGTAATGCTTGATGACAAACCTGCACCGCCGTCAGCTGCACCACCAATTGCGCCTGCACCGCCACCACCACCTGCAAAACCGCCTGCGTAACCTTGTGTTGGTGTCGTTACAGCCGCGCCGCCTGCTGACCCGCTACCACCACCACCACCGCTACCACCGCTTAAACCTGCAACGCCAGCACCACCACCACCGCCGCCTTGAGCATAAATTAAAAAAAAGTTAGACACACTTCCATTAGTGCCATTTCCGTTAGTGCCACCACCAGCACCACCAGCACCAACACTTACTGCATAATTAACAGATTTTGTGATGCTAATTTTTTGAAATGCTGAACCGCCACCACCGGTAGTTTCGCCGCTTACTCCGTTTATATAACCACCAGCACCACCGCCACCAGCACCACCGCTAGCACCACCGCCGCCACCACCAGCAATGATTAAATAATCGACAAAATCAGCTGGTGCGCCACCGCTAAAAAAAGTTGCAGCACTGGCACTCTGGAATCGCAGAGTCCCACCTCCGTATTGTGCCAGCACAAGGTTTGATCCAGTAACTGTGATTGCGGTTGACGCTGCTTGAATTGTGCAAGCACCGGCACCGAGTGAAGAAATAAACAGTGAGTCACCCGCGGCAAATGTTGCGGCAGGCACAGAGATCGTTGTTGCGGTCGACGCGGTCATCTGCACATGTGTGCCGAGGTCGCCTGCGACGAGTGTGTACGACGTTGTTTTGGCCGACACTGTTTGGTTGTAGTCGTTTTTTTGCAGATCGTTCATCTGCTGTGCTGTGAGCGTCTGCCCACTAGAGAAACTTTGTAGTGCCATATTGCTCCTATCCTAGCCCAACGTTTGGATCGTCAAGTTCCGATTCGTCAAGTATAAACGCTGTGATCAAATCAATCTTGCCGAAGCCGATATTCACTTCATGTCTGGAAGGGCTGAGGCGATGTTGGATGGATTCGACAACCACATTCTGGGTGACGGTCAACGGGTCACCGCTAGTGAACACTCGGGTCACCGACAGAATGTCACCAATCTCCAAAGCTGCAATCTGTTCCTGCTGTGCAGCCGTCAACATATTGACCAGCACTGAAGCCTCCGAGAACCTCACCTCCGGCTCACTGAACCTACCAACCAGGTTCGTAGCCAAAGCCGACCCAGCCGCAGCTGTATCCAACGGGATATCAGTCAACGAGAAAGTCTTGATCCCGTACTCGGTTTGGCTGGCCGTACCATTCGCCACACTCGACACCGTCCCACCCGAAATCTGAACAGTGGCACGGTTCACCACAGTCTCAGCACCATAGACATTGGACAACGACTGGATCGGGATAGCACCCGTCGCAGTACCACCAAGACTTGCCACAGCCGTCCCAAACGAAGTGGACACACGCGCATCAAAGTTGATGTTCCCAGAACGGTCAGCAAACAAACGACCATCCTCAGCGAACTGCACAGCCTGCAAAGCAGCCAACGCATTCGTCGCATCCTCATAGGCAACCGTGCCACACGTTGCCACACCGGTAGAGATAGAACGCAACGCCGTAGACCAAGCCACCTCAGACCTGTTCAGAATTGTGTTCACACGATCTGAAGTCAACTCCGAGGAAGGAGTGAACCCAACCAGAGTGGTCTGCGATATTTGTGCCAAAGCATCAACAGCAGTGATCGCAGCCGACGACAACTGTGGTTCCGCATAATCGATGTTCATGTCAAACAGATAGCCGGAGAACATTGCTGCTGTCCCAGCCGAACCGCCATACACCTGCACCTGGCGACGTGGGGCGATACCTAACGCACCCTGATACCAAGCTGAGTCAGTATTCAACGGATCAAACTGACGACCAGACGCTTTATCATCAGCAATGATTGAGCAGTTGCCTGCGTTGAATGTGTCCAGTTGAGTGGCTCGGCCACGATTGATGTTCACCGATGTCACATATTCGGTGATGTCC